TTTGCTTTTCCTTTTTTATTTTTCTTTTCAACTTTAGCTTCTGCTTTTTCTGCCTTTTTAGCTTCTACTTTAGCTTCTACTTTCTTTTCTTCTGCTTCAACTGCCATTCCTGCATTAATTAAAGCATTTGCTAATCTTTCATCAGTTACTTCTTTAACTTCATCAATAGTCATTGTAATTTGTCCAATAAATGATTTTAATGCCTTTAATCTCATTCTAATCACCTACCAAATTAACCACTAATTTCAGAACTTACAACTAATTTAGCAATCTTTTGTGTATCTGCAACTTTTGCATCTAATTCAACAAAAGCAAGAACTCCTGTCATATGTTCTTCTGCATATCTTTCTCTTAATACTTGCATGTTTGGTGCTTCAGAGATTTTAACTGCTAATCCTGTATAATCACCATAGAATACAGGTGTTTTTCCTGCTTGAACATTATCCATAGCATCAGAACAATAAACATCTTTTCCTAATAGAGTATATCCCCATTTAGCATTTAAATCTCTATTTAATAGATATTGTCCTTCTCTATCTTTTAACTTTCTAATAGCACTTCTTGTTTTCTTATTCATAATCCAATATGCATTTGCTTGATATTTATCAACTACTGCATCTTGAACATCCATTAAATCATCAACTGATACAACACCTGCACCTTCAGTTTCAATTGTCATATCTTCAGAAATTCCTCTTAAACCTTCAATCTTTTGGTTAGTTCCATGTAGTAACTCACCTTCAATGAATAATGCAATTGCTTGTGCCATTTTTGCTTCAATAAATCCAACTACATCAAATTTTGTATTATTAATTAATGAATTTGATATTTTTGCTAAACATCTTCCTAAAAATCCATTTAATTCTACTTGATCTAATACAACTTTACCACTATCTGCAGTTGTTCCTTCAGTTGCATAACTCATTGTAATGCTTGAATGCTCTCTATCATATTTAGGTAATACTAATTTACCACCTAAAACATATCTATCTGCACTTTCAAAAATAGGGCAGATTTCAATTACTTGGTCAATAATTCTATCCCAAATAGTTGTAGGAATAATTTCATTCATATCACTTGGCATTGTTGGTGTATCTTCATTAATTATTCCTCTAATAAGATTATCAAATTGTTTATATTCCTTGTTATATGTAGCAATTTTATCTTCTGCATTTGCTACTAATGCTTCTACTTCTTTCACTTCTTTCATTCCTCCAATTTTATTTAATTTTTCATTCATTGATATTGTTTTATCAATATTTTGCACTTCCTTTTCTAGTGCATCAAATTTTGCAGTTTCTTCTTCATTTACTGCTCTTTTTTCTTCTTTGGCAACATTTAAAATGTTTTCCATTTCTGAAACTTTATTATTTCTAGTTTCATATAATTCTTTTTCATTCATTTTTTTATACCTCCCTTTTTAATGAACTAATTTTATTTTCATATGTTGAATAATCAATTGTTTCTTCTTTCTTTTCCTCTTTTTCAATTGGTTCTTCAACTATTTCAACAACTTCTTCCTGTTGTTTAGGCTCTCCTTCATTTTCTTCAACATCTTTTAATGCTTGTGGAATATGTTTATAGTTCTTAAATAAATTTTTAGATACACTTGCAGTTACTTCTTTTGCCTGATCTAAATAATTTATATTAAAGAAATTACCTATAAATAATTCATCATCTTTATTTCCATTAAACCATGTTTCATTTGCAATTAATTCACCTATTTCTTCTTGGCTTACTTTTGCTTTATTCATATACATTGGTATCATCATATCATTTTCAATTGTATTAAGTGTATTAATATCCTTTTGCAAATCATCTGCATTTCCAAATGACATTGTCATTGGCTTATGGATCATTAGAATTGAGTTTTGATATACATTTATATCATCTGCTACCATCAATAAATATGTTGATGCACTTGCACACAATCCATCAATAAATCCATGAATTTTTGCATTTGTATTTTGCTTAAATCTTTTCAATAATGAAACCATTGTTGAACTTGCAAATACACTTCCTCCTGGTGAATTAATGTATATATTAAAATCCTTAATACCCTTTTTTTCTAGTTCATCTAATTCATCTTTCATTGCATTTGTATCAACTTCAGTTGAACTATATTCACCTGTCCAAAAATCAGGATATTTTTCATCAACTATTTCTCCATATACATAAAAATCTGCAGTTGAAGGTGTTACATTTTTAAAATACTTCATTATTTTTCACCTCCTTCCACTTGTCCTTGTGTATTAGCTTCTTCATTATTATCTTTTCCTGAACTTACTGCACCTGTATTTGGTGTGAAGTATGTTTTAGTATCAGTATCATATAATACTGCACCTAATCCAAATGGTATTACATCCATTCCTTCAATCTTGTTCATATTTTCCTCTTGTCTTAATTCATTAATTGTTTTCATACCAATTTCTTTTGCCATTCTATAGGCTTCATATCTTTCTTTTAAGTTTGCTCTAACTATTTCTTTTACATCAAATTCAAAAAAGTAATTCCTCTTTTCTCCTTCAAGTAAAAGTGTGCTATTTAATGATGCTTCAAATGCTTTTATAATTGGATAAATTGCTTCTTTAAAGGTTTCATTAAAATCTTTTCTAATATGAAATGCTTTATCAATATCATCATTAAGTGTTTTTTTGCTTTCATTTAATTGCATTTCAACACTTGAATTAGAACTTTCTTTAAATGTTAAACCCTTATTTAAAACAATTACATTTTCTTTATTATTATTATAAAAATTACTCCATGCTTGTTTTAATTTTTGAAGTGTTTCATTATCCAATTTATTATCACTTTGAATAAATCCTTTTTTATTTCCTCCACTTTGAACTAAACCTAATTGATACATCAATGTAGTGTAAGCAGTTTCTATTGCTTTACTTACTTCATCAATTACACCTTTTCCCCATGCACCATCTTTTGAGTTCCTTAATAAAGTTAAAACTTCATACTTTTTATAATATTTTGTATATATTAAGAACTCTACATATTTTTCTATTGGATTAGTATTTTTATATGGTGCTACATAATAAGGTTCTACATAATACAATCCAACTACATCATTTCTATTTCTCTTTACTACTGCATATCCACCTTTATCAAGCAAATAATCTTGAACCATTGCTTTTTTAAATTCAAATGCATTTAAAGTATCACCTGTATCACTATTTAATAGTTTAGTTCTTGTATCTCCATATACTTCAGATACTTCACCTTTTACTACTCTATAAAGTTTTACAGGCATTGAAGCAATTGAACTTGAAATAAAATCAACTGCATCACTTACTGCAGGAAGCATTAAAGCCTTATCTCTTGTGATCCTTTCACCATTGATTAAAGCACTTAATAGAACATCATCTAATTCAACTGATGTATCATTTAGATTTACTTCATTCTTTGGTTTAAAAATATTCCTTGCCTTGTCTATCCATCCCACTTTATCACCTCCTTATCTCTACTAAACCTTTATTAACTAAATCATCTGCTCTTACTTTAGAAACTATAAATTCATCATCTTTTTTTCTTTTTAAATTTTCTTCTATATCATAAAAATTAACTAATGCTTTAACCATTAATTTAATCTTTAAATCTTTTTTATATTGGCTTTCACTATCTACCAATTCTTCATTCCATCTATCTTTTGCTAAATAACCATCATATTCAGGTATTGTTGATGCTATTTTTTTAACATCTACATCTTCCATATCAAAAGGTATATAATAACAATTTTCACCATCTTTTAATCCTTGTTCTTTAAATGATGAAATTGGTGTTACTAATAAAGGAACACCTAATGCTTCACATTCTCTTGTAAAATAACAATCCCCTTCACAATCTGATAATTGCACTCCATATCCTTTTCCTTTGATACTTGCAATAAATGGTCTTATGTTTAATCTAGGTTCTAAATAGATAATATTTGGATTATTTATTTTCTCTTTGTCATTTGTAAAGATAAACCATAAATAATTCACTTTAGCTTCATCAAGTAGTTCTGCTAATTTAATCATTCTATTTTTACCTTTTTCTTTAGTTAATCTAGTTGCACTAACTAATAGCAATGCAGGTTGTTTTTCTTCTTTTGTAAATGTTAATGGATTTCTACACTTAACAGGTTTACATCCTGTTAGTTCTTCCCATTCTTCACCTGCTTTATCTGAAACACATAAAAATCTATTTATTTTTCTATTTAATCTAGGTTGTAAACCTTGTGTTTTGAACATTGCATGTATTACCTGTATATATTCATCTGCTTCAACATTATCAATAATATCAGTTTCATAATTAAAAAATGCTCTTTTACATTTAATCATTTGTCCATTATATTTAATTACTCTTACATGCTTTTTTAATCTTCTTAATTGGTTTTCATCACCTGTTTTATAAACTATTGTTATATCATAATCATCATATTTTCTTGCTAATTCATATATATATGTTTCTACTCCACCAATTACATTGAAATTAGAAACATAAAACAAATTAATGCATTCTATCATTTATTAACACCTAATTTCTTATTTAGTTCCTCAATCTGAAAAGGTGCATCTATATCTATTGTTTCATCATCTATTGATAGATATGTTTCATCAAGAATATATTGTTTATTTGGATTTAATCCATTTAACACCCTGTATAACTCCCAACTGATAGCATATCCTCTTTCTAGCTTTCCTTCATCCTGCAACTCTTTTGTTTTTCTAATTCCTTCTTTAAATTCTTTTTGATTGATTACAATATATCCAAATGGTTCTCCCCAATTTAAATGTTCCTTATTTCTTGCAACTTCATTTCCTATAAATGTATTTACTTTAGGATTTAAATTAACAATCCTTTTAATTGCATCTTCACTATAATAAACATCACCATGTAAATAAACACATGGTTCATCTAAAGGATAATATGCATCTACCCAATAACCATGTATTTTCCCATCTTCAAATTTATATGAATTTTCATGGTGTAATACTTTAGCATACTTTTCAAATATAGGATTATTACTACTTATATAATAATCTTCAATACCATTTTCTTTTAATAATCTAATGGTTCTTTCAACTAATGTTTCACCATTAATTACTGATAATTGTTTAGGTATTTCAAAATTATCATAATTTCCACCACACATTATAATATATTTCATTTCATTTTCTCCTTTATCCTACTTGAATTGTAAAATCTATGTTATCTAGGAACACATCCTGTTCTACTAGATAAATAGCATTTATTAATGCTACTACCATATCTACTTTTCCATTTGATTTCTTTTTATTTACATATTGATTTTTATTAGTATCATATGTGCATTTAGCATTTTGAAAATTTATTTCTAACATCTTATTTTCTTCATATAGAAATTCTTCATTTAAAATCTTTTCTTTTAGTAACTTTGTAGGTGGATGAAGAACTGAACTATGTTGCCTTACTTCACAACAATTAATATTATTCTTTTCAAGTTTAGAAGCAGTTGATAGGCAGTTCCATCTATCATATGCTACTGCTTGGATTTGAACACCATATTGTTCTTCTAATCCCAATATAAATTGTTCTACAAATCCATAATCAATTACTCTATCACCACATGCCATTACTTTCCCTGATTTTAAAAATTCTCTATATTTAACTTTTTCTGATGCAGTTTTTTCTTCAATCCTTCCTTCAGGAATGAATGCAAAAACTTCTGCTTGAATTTTATTATCATCATCTACACTTACCATTGCAACTGAAGTATTATCATTGCTTTCTGATAAATCTAATCCTAAATATACAACTTTACCTCTCCAATCAAGTTTTGCTACCTTGCACTTTTGAACATCCTTAACATCAATATAGGTTTCAGTTCCCTGACCTTGATAAATAATGTTACAATTCTTTGTCAAAAATTCTTCCCTTTTATTTTCAACTGCAATTGCCAATGCTCTTTGTTGAATTAGATCATCCCATATTTCAGGGATTTCAAGTGCAACAGGATTTGATTGTTTAAGAATTAAATCATCAGTTTCCCATCCTTCAGTTTTATCAGGTTCATATAATAAACTAAATCTAGTTTCATCATTTATAATTCCATCTAATACTTTTTTACTATACTGAACTTCATCTTCTAGTGGATTTTGAATGCTATTATATTTTGTGCTTATTATAAATCCTAATTTATCTTTTACTCCAATTTGCCCTTTTTGCATTGCTTCAATTGGATAATTAGTATTTAATGCACCTGCTTCATCACAACACCAACAATTAGGCATTCTACCATCCATTCTTGATGTGCTAAATGATAATGGTGTATATGTGCTTTGATTTAAATTGAATTTAATATAATCTCTTAAAATTTTAAATCTTTTTTCACCATTATATTCATACACTAATGGACTAGATTTTATTGTTTCTTCAATTGCCTTTCTAATTTGCTTACTTAATGCCCCATCAGGTGCAACTGAAAAATATTGTGAAAATGGTTCACCCATTAAAAACAAAATAATAAATATTGTTGCAATTGTATATGTTTTGAAGTTCTTTCTGCATATTTCAAGAATACCTATTTCATATCTTCTTCTATTAGGTTTATCTCTATATACTACACATAGAACTGCAGTATAAATAAGCCATTGATAACCTACTGAACATTCATAAAGTGTTTCACCTGCTTTTATACCTTTAGGCATGATAAGCAATTTCAGAATGCTTTCTATTTGTTTCAATTTCTTTTGGCTTAATATATATTTTTCATTTTTATCTTCACAAATATCAATAAATTCCTTCATTTGAAGTTTTACATATTTAGGTGTTGTCTTTTTATCTATGGATTTTTTAGCATATTCATATGCCTTATTCTTCATCTCCATCATCACCATTAATTGCATCTAGTAAAGGATCATTATCTTTAGATGGTTCAGTTTCACTAAAACTTCTTACAATCTTTAATAAACATGCAATTGTTTTATTAGCACTATCAGTTGTTTTATTGTATTCAGTAATAGCAGGATTACTATAAACATTTTTTCTACCTTTAACATATTCTTTAGTAACTAATGTATCTTCTTTTTTTATCATTTCTTCTAATTTAGATAAAACATCAATTTGTATCAAATATCTTTGAAAGGTAGTTATAAAAAAGAAGTTAGATTGAACTCCTTTTTCTTCTGCAGTTTTCATTATCTCTTTTGCTTTCTCATCTAATGCTTTTTTATCTAATGATTTCATATTTTTCACCTTCATTTCATTTTATCTCATCATTTTCTTCATTTTTATCATTAGTAACCACTCTATAACACCATTTAAGGTGGTTTTTAGCCTTTTCTAGAGGTTTTATTAACATTTTTAATAAAATATCTTAAAATAATCAAATATTCCAAAAAAACTTTAAAAAAATCCTTTTTTGTAAAGAAAGG